ACATGGTCGACAACGCGCTGATCGAGGGCGTCGCGCGCGGCAGTCGGCGGCACGTCTTCGATAATGTCGGCAGCAATCAACAACCAATCGCTGAGTTGGAATACTACGCGACGATCAAATATCGAACTTCCTGGCCGGCGCTCGTCACCGACACGCTCGATGAGATCAACGTCCAGGTCGTGCCGCTCGCTGCTGACGGCACCGTCCCGCCGCGCGGCAGCGTGCAGCGCATCATCATGGACTATGAATTCACCAGCACATGAGGAGCAGACAATGGCTGAGCAGGTAGACCCGGCACTGCAAATTCGGCTCGATCGCGTCGCCGCGCGCAAGGCGGCAATGGCGGCGCGCATCCCCAAGCGCGAGATGGTCAAGGTCAATCCGCGCGACGACGACGTCCGTCGCGTTCTGAAGCATCAACCGAGCGGCATCGGCTTTCCCAAGGACGGCCCGGCCGAATGGCCGCTCGATCGCTTCACGCATCGGCGGCTGGCCGACGGCGCGGTGACGCGCGAGGAGGGCCGCGCCAGGTCGCCGGCGCCGCAGCACCGCGCGACGCATTCGTAACCTCTGGCATCAGCGGAGCAAACAAATGCCTATCAGCTTTTCGCAAATCCCCGCCAACATCAAAGTCCCGCTGTACTGGGTCGAAGTTGATCCGTCGATGGCGGGGCTTCCTGTTCTTGGCCTGCGCGCACTGATCGTCGGCACCATGTTGGCGTCGCCGGCCAGCACCGTGCCGGCCGACATTCCGATCGCCATCGGCTCGCAGGCGCAGGCCGATGAGGCGTACGGCCAGGGCTCGGAGATCAGTCGGATGTTCCGTGCCTATTTTGCCAATAATTTCGGCAATGAGGTGTGGGGACTCGGCGTGATGGCCACGACCGGCGCCGCGCCATCGACCGGCACCATCACCGTGACAACGCCGCCGACCGCGGCCGGGACGCTGCATCTCTACATCGCCGGCGATCATATTCCGGTCAATGTCAACACGACGGATACGGTCGCCAGCATCGCCACCAATATCGCGGCGGCAATCAATGATGCGCTCGACCTGCCGGTGACCGCGACCGCAACGACGGGCATCGTCACCTTGACCTCGATCTTCAAGGGCGTGAACGCCAACGACATCACCGTCAGCATGAACTACTACGGCACGATCGGCGGCGAGCGCCTGCCGCCCGGCATGGCTGTGACGCTGCCGCCGACCGGCATGATGACCGGCGGCTCCGGCGTGCCGGCGTTCGCCAACGCGATCACCAACATCGGCGACCAACCATTCGAATATGTCGCCATGCCGTACACCGACAGCAGCAGTTTGTTTGATTGGGAAGAGGAGTACGGCTTTTCCGATCAAGGGCGCTGGGGCTGGCAGCGGCAGCTGTTCGGCCACATCCTGTCGGCGAAGCGCGGCGACCTGGCGAGCCTGGTGACCTTCGGCGACGGCAACAATTCGGGCGTCGTCAGCATCATGGCCTACGAGACCGCGAGTCCGTCGCCCTGCTTCGAATGGACCGCGGCCTACACCGCCAAGGCGCAACGCGCATTGGTCAATGATGCGGCGCGACCGCTGCAGACGCTGAGCTTGAACGAGATCAAATGCGCACCGCTGCAGTCGCGCTTCGACTTCGTTGATTTGAATACGCTGGCCAGCAATGGCCTGGCGATCCAGAAAGCCGGGAGCGACAATCAGCCGATGATCGCTCGAGAAAGCACGACCTATCAATTCAATCTCTACGGCACGCCCGACACGGCTTACGAGCTGATGACGACGCTGGCGACGCTGGCCGGCGTGCTGCGGCGGCAGAAAGCCTCGATCACCAGCAAGTACGCGCGCTGCAAGCTGGCCGACGACGGCACCCGCTTCGGACCGGGCCAGGCGATCGTGACGCCCGGCATCATCAAGGGTGAGCTGATCGCCGAATATGCGGTCGAGGAGTACAACGGCCAGGTCGAGAACGCCCTGCTATTCGCCCAGAACCTTTTGGTGGAAAGAAATAGCCAGGACCCGAACCGCCTCGATATTCTGTTCCCGCCCGACCTCATCAATCAACTGCGCATCTTCGCGGTGCTGGCGCAGTTCCGCCTGCAGTACAGCGTAGGCATCGACACGCTGATCACGGCACCGAGCCCGGTCGGCGTCACCGGCGTTCTGCCGGCCTAACCGGCCTAGCCGGTCCTAATCCCCCGCTGAAATCAGGAGCAGACAATGGCGAACGGAACCTCGCAAGTCGTACGCATTGCCGGCATCGCCTATCTGAAAGTCGACGGCAATCAGATGGCGCTGCGCGGCAACTTCACGGTCTCGCCGACGGTGCTCGAGCGCACGATGATCGCCGGCCAGGACGGCGTGCACGGCTATCAGGAGCTGCCGCGCGTGCCGTTCATCGAGGGCGACATCTCGCTGATGCCCAACCTCAACCTGCTCGATCTGCAGGCGCAGGTCGGCGTCACTGTCATCGCGCAGCTCGCCAACCAAAAGCAATACACGCTGGGGCAGGCGATCTGCAAATCGGGCTTTGATGCAAACACCCGCGACGGCCAGGCGCGCGTCCGCTGGGAGGGCATCACCATCAACGAGGGCACCTGGTGATGAACCAGCCGGTCAGACGCGAAGGCTTCGTCACCATCGGCGAGGAGCTGCCGCAAGCCGCGCCTTCGGCTGCGCCAAAGCCGGCGCCTGCGCCCGCTCCAGCTCCTGCGGCAGAAGCCTGGCCGATCAAGGTCAAGCTGCTGCACAAGGCAATCCGCGATCCGAGCGAGCCCGAGGACATCCGCGAGCTGACCTTCCGGCAGCCGACCGCCGGCGACATCAACCGCTGCGGCAATCCCTGCCGCATCGACGGCAATGGCGATCTGCAGATCGACGAGCGCAAGATGACGCTCATCATGGGCCAGCTCTCCGGCGTGCTGTCGCCGATCCTCGAGCAGATGGACGCGCGCGACTGGGCGACCTGTCGCTGGAGACTGCAGGGTTTTTTTCTGCCGGACTGGGAGCAGGTCTTCCCGGAGAGGAAGACAACCTGATCCTCGATTGCTATTGGCTCGCGCGCCAGTATCACCAGCCTCCCGACTATTTCCTCAACATGCCGCTCGACCAGATGTTGTTGCACGTGCGCCGCACGCAACAGCTGCTCGAGGTTATGAAGCCGCCGGCGGACGACGATGGCTGAGAACGACGAACTAAGATTAACCATCACGGCAGTCGACCAGGCGACGCCTGTTCTCAAAGAATTGAGCGGGCAGATACAGGCGATCTCTGGCGGCGCGGCGAAGAACAATCTCGACATCTTCCGGCAATCGACCGTCCAAGCACATGCTCAGTTCCGCACTTTCGGCGAGGACATCAAGAAGGCGAGCGAGCAGATCATCCCGCCGTTCGTCCGCGGCATCGGCGGCATCGCGACGGCATTCGTCGGTGTGGCATTCGCAACCGATCGCGCGCTCAGAGGACTGCAGGATTATTCCAAAGCGGCGGTGAACATGGCGGCGGCCGCGGAGAAAGTCGGCACCTCGACCGCGCAATACAAGAACATGGCCGAAGCGCTCGAGCGCAGCGGCCTGTCTGCAGCCGATGCCGAGGCCAATGTGTCAGGCCTGGTCAAGCAGTGGGGCGAGCTGCAGAAGCAAGGCAGCGAGTTCGCCGAGATGATCGCCGCCAAGGGCGGCATGCCAGGCGACAGGGAGACGATCGACTGGATCGAGCACATGCGCACGGCGAGGATCACCGCCGAGGAAATGGGCAACGCGGTCAAAGAGAGAGGAGATCAGATTTACGAAGCCTATCGTCAGCGGATGGTCGCGCTGGGCCGCGGTCCCGAAGAAGCGGCGGCCGCCGCTGCGGGGGTGAGAGACAGATGGCTGCGGGCATGGGACGCGCCGGAGCTGTACCGGCTTAGAGACAAATTCATCAGCGTCTCTGAAGCGGAGAAAGCAGCACAAGCGCAGCGCGACAAAGCCGCAAAGGACTATCTCGCTGTCACCACGAGCATCGAGCAGCATTGGACCCATATCAAAGAAATGTGGTTCACCGATATCGAGAACAGCTCGCTGATGAAGGGACTGCGTTGGATCGACGAATTTTTGGAGAAATGGGAAAAGCACAAGGCAGAGGCCGCGGCAGAGCCGCCAAAGGAAACAGAGCCGACGTTGCCGGCACGCTTCCGTCGCGGCCCATATACGCCGGCGCCCAGTCTGAGCGAGCGGCTCAAGGAGGTTCACGACTTTCTCTCGGGCGGCGCGCCGTCGACAGCACTCCCGCGCGGCACGCCCTCGACAGCAGCGCCGCAACCAGGCGCGCCCGCTGCACCCGTTCCCGGGACGACTGGCGGCGCCGGCAAGCCGCTGCACATTCCGCACTATCAGGAAGGCGGCGTCGTTCAATACGACACGATGGCGCAAGTCCATGCCGGCGAGATCATTCATCCGCGCGAAGGGGCCGATGCGATCCAGGAGCAGACCAAACAAACACGCGATCTCGCGACCGAGATGAAGCGGCTCAATGACTGGCTGCAAATGAGCACTGCCGTCTATGGCGCGCCGGCTGCTGGCGGCGCCGCCGCGAGCACCGCCGCCTATTCCGGCTCGGCCGGCGTGATGCGCATGGGCGGTCTGCCGGCCGGCATGGGCGCCGGACCCATGGCGCGCATGTACGGCTTCCCGGGGGCCTATACCGGCGGCACCGGGCCTGCAGCTCCGCAGCTCCCAAGCGGCGGCGTCGGAGCGTTCGCGCCAGGCGGCGGCACCGGCAGCGGCGTCGGCGGGTCTGGCGTTGCCGGCGCGCCGGCGCAGCTCAACGACGAGCACGGCCGGCCGATCGACGCCGAGACCATGAGCCAG